AACCTCGGCGGATGGAACGAGGAAGTCTTCTATTCGTGGTATCAGGCTGGTCGCATCATGGAGATTCTCCAGAAGCCGTTTGACGAGATTATCCGGGTCTACTTCCAAGCCTATCAGGTGGCTCCGTGGCGTGCCGAAAGCCTCTGGGCTGCTGCCCGCCTCTGCCGGACATATTGCCGGTGGGATCAGGCGTACCGCTTCGCCAAGCAGGCTCTGAAGATCCGATATCCGGAGGGTGCCCTCTTCGTCGGACAGGGCATCTACGAGTGGGCCATCCTTGATGAGTTCTCCATCGCCGCCTACTGGACGGAGCATTACCCTGATGCACGCCATGCCGCCATGCAACTGCTCAAGGACGGCAAGTATCCACCGGACCAGAAGGAACGCATTGAGGCCAACCTCAAGTTCGCAACCGATGCGATCCTCGGGGGTGGATGATAGCCACTAAATAGTGGCAGTCGGCTCAACCAGAGGACACCACTGATGGCTTATAGTGCAATTCCAATCCCCGCAGGAGGTGCGGGAGGATCGTCGCAGACCACCCGAATCTTCAATACATGGGATCAGGCTGGCAACAGTCTTTCCGTGGGTCAGGTGGTGTTCCACAACGGGACTGTCTTTGCACCCGCACTCGCGTCCGCGTTGGGGGCAAGTGCGAACTCGGTTGGAATCGTGGAGGCCAGATCGGCCAATCAAGTCACCGTGGTCTATCAGGGTGAGATTGACTTCGGCAGTCAATCGCTTGGAATAGATGATGGGGCGGTTAGCCTCACGGCGGGAACCGTGTATTACATCTCGGATGTGACACCCGGAAATCTCAAGGCTACCGCCCCATCATCGCCCAACAGCATCATCGCCCCCCTTCTAGTCGGGACGGCGGCGAAGAAGGGAATTGTCATCAACTCGCTGGGGCACCAGAAGTACAGTGCCTCCATCATGACCCCTGTCGGCACCATCGTGCCATGGGCAGGCAGCAGGAGCACTCTTCCGGAGACATGGACACTCTGTGACGGTCGGGCATTGGACAAGAGCAGCACGGAATACTCCGAGTTGTACGGCATCATCGGGGACAAGTATCAGGTCACCTCAATCAGCAGCGTGACAGCCGGTGGTCCCAACTTTGATACGGTGACCCTGTCCTTCACGGGCGGGTATGATAACCATGAGGATGGGGTTGAGTTTGACATCCACAATCTGAACGCACTCTACCTTGCAGGGGGAGCGGACAAGGATTTCGTGGTGGGATGGGGCGGCACCAACGATTATGCCGTGGCTACCCTGAACGAAGCCAGCACAACAAATCGCACCGTATCATTTGTCTGGAAAGCAGCCTATCCCGGAACCAGTCCATCCGGCACGAAGTTGCAGTCCATCCAGTTGAACTCTCCGGTGACACTTCGCTCGCTTGCGGATGGCGAGGTGGAGACATGTGCGACAGACTACTTCTTCATTCCTGACTTGCGGGCACGCACGGTCATGGGTGCAGGCAAGACGGTCGGACTGACGGAACTCTATCGCGGCAGCATCGGCGGCAACCAGACCCACCTGCTCACGACGGATGAGATTCCCGACCACAGCAACTTCGTGCTGACCGCGACCGGACCCGGCAGTTCCGGTCTTGCGGCATTGAATGTGACTGCGTTCGCCAACGCGGACAATCCGCAGTCGTACGCCGCATCGTTTACCGCGGACAACGATGCGATCTCGCTGCTCAATCCTCATGTTGTCACCAACTGGATCATCCGTCACAAGCGGTTCGCTGGTGCTGGTTATGAGGTGGGACCGCAAGGACCCGCCGGACCCGCCGGACCGACAGGACCGACCGGTGCTGATTGCAACTGCCCCGGACCGGGTGAGGGTGGGGTGGCCAGCGTCATCTATGTCTCAAAGGATGGTGGTTATGGAGATGGGGACATCGGACCGTTCGGCTTCTCCGACGATCCTAACAATCCGACCCGATGGGACTATGTGACTTCGGTCATGACAACGACTTCCGTGCTGACCAGAACGATTGACCCACCGGATGTGATAGTGGGCGACCCGTCTGGCGTAGAGAAGGAAAATGAAAGCCCTTATATAAGCAGACCTGGAGTATCTCTACCTCCCAACAACAATCAGCCGATCAATAGGTCGGAAGATGGTGGTATAGACACAAGAAATCCTTGTGATCCAAATGGTGCGGTTCGTGCAGCCTCCGTCGCAGGACCGCAGGCATGGATCTACAGCGAAGGTGTCTATGACATATCAAAGCCGTTCTACAACGGAGCAGTTGGACGAGACACTTACTTGGGTGCACGATCGGGTTCGGTGGTCAACCGCAAGATCACATCCATAAGCATCACACCGTACATGGAGGGTGGATATCCCAGCGACAGCATCTTCTACATGACGCTTGACACGACCGGTCAGTCCGGCGGCACGGGTGGCATGTCAGTCGGGACTGCCATTCTGGTACGAGGTCTTTCTGGCGGAATGACTGGAGGAAACGAGGGCGGCACGGGAGGAACCGCAGCGTTCTTTGATCGCCTGATCGGTCCTTATGTGGTCAATGGTTTTGTGGATGATACCAAGGTTCGGGTTCTCGTCTATAGCGAGTCGGTGTCAAATTCGTGGTTTTCTCCATACCTCAACACCACGACCGACTCCTACATCACGGACATAGACATCTATAAGGTTACATTCCGGTCGTCCGAGCCGGGGGCTTTCTTCACCGAGTCAGGAACCCGCACATTCATCGGAAAATATGACTTGCCTGGTGGAGTATCCGTGGACGGGGTGGCTTTCGTGAACACCTCCAATGCCCAGTCCATGCTCGGGGATCCCTCCATGCTGCCGTTCATTCCTCGCAATGAGTACAGCAATGCCATCGGAATTCAGACCAAGGGCGGATATGTGGAGACATCAAAGGTCGCAATGGTCAAGTATCCCGCAGCCATCCATGCGACCGATGATGCAAGGGTCAAGTTGAATGACACCCACATCTCGCATTGCTACTTCGGTGCGTCGGTTGAGGATGACTCGTCCCTCACCCTGCGGGGATCAAGCGTCTCCCGTTCGTCCATTCCGATCGTGGCAAAGGATGGGTCTACCGTGAAGATCACGGATGACCATGTCCGAATGTCGCGAATCATGTCAAACAGGGCACCTATCGTCGTGAAGGGCGGATCGGTCCTTGAGATGGGACAGACCATCGTTCGTGGACCGGGCGTCTATGCCAAGCAGTCAACCGTGAACATCAACAGGTTCACCGACATCTACAACGACCTGACAGCAGGTGCTCCTGCGACCGGATCAACGCAAGGTGTTCCCGAAAACCGGTTTGCCATCATGGGCGTTGATTCCCTGATCAGCGTCCCGAACATTGATGTGGCAACAACCGGACACAATCCGGCGAAGGGCGGGGCGGTTGACAGCAAGATCAAGATCAGCGGGGTCGCCCAGTTCTTTGACAGCAAGGTGCGCGGCAGCGTCAGCAAGACAAATACCATCATCAGCGTGTCCGAGGCAAGCAAGGTTCTCTCGGTCAAAGAAGACCAGATCCCCAAAACCGAGGCGTGACAGGAGCGATAGACCATGTTCATCCATGCAGGTGACACCATCACGATTGACGGATTCAAGATTCCGCTTGACCTGTTCATGCGGCTTGAACCGACCTACACATATCCGAGCAATCTCAAGATCCTCAGATATGACGGCGTTTGCAGGCAATACAAGGCAGGCGACCGCAACTGGACGATTGAGGGCAAGTGGGAGCAGGGTGACCGCTATGTCTCGCGGCTGAAGGACTTCAAGCAACTCCTCGCACAGGAAAGAGCCGAGCAGCAGGCACTTGAGGCGGAGGTTGCAAAGGCTAAATACCCGCTGGAGGAACCAGTAAATGTCCAGTTGCAGCAGCGGGATGATCTCAACGCGGGCGGAACTGAAGGAGTACGCCCTAAGAGCAAACGGGCACCCCGTCGTAGAAGTGAACATAACGGATGAGCAACTGGAGGACCGCATCAACGATGCCTTCCAGTTCTTCTCCGAGTATCACTTTGACGGTGTGGAGAAGGTCTACCTGAAGTACAAGTTGTCACAGACGGACATTGACAACGGCTACATCTCGTTCACGGCCAACAACCGACAAAACCAAAACGCGGACGGTTCGGGCTTTGAGAACTCCGAAGCCGTCCAGCCATCGGTTGATCCGGATTGCCCCGAGAATGTCTTACTGGAAAACCTAATCGTCAGTGTGACTCGCATCTTCCCATTCACGCAGCAGACGGTGGGCATGTTTGATGTGCGATACCAGTACGCACTCAACGACCTGTACACCTTCGGCACGATTGACCTCGTCCAGTACGACATGACCCAGCAGTACCTCTCGCTCCTGCGGCAGTTCCTGTCGCCGGATAAGAGCATCCGGTTCAACAGGGTCGCCAACAAGTTGTACATTGACTCCGACAAACGGCAGTTGAACGCGGGCATGTACATCATCATTGAGGCATACCGCATCCTTGACCCGAGAGTGTATCCCGAGGTCTACAACGACCGTCTGCTGAAGAAGTACTGCGTGGCACTCGTCCGCTGGCAGTGGGGCGTGAACCTGTCAAAGTACTCCGGCATCAAGTTGCCGGGTGACATCACCCTTGACGGACAGAGCATGATGAAGGATTCGTGGACGCAGAAGGAAGAGATAGAGAAGGAAATCATTCTGAAGGGCGAGTTGCCCGTTGACTTCATGATGGGATGACGCATGGCACTCAACCCGTACATACGCACCAACACCCAGACATACCAGCCCGAACGGAATCTCATAGATGACCTCACCATTGAGGCCATCAAGATCTACGGGCAGGAGATGTACTACATCCCGCGTAATCTGGTGAAGAGGGACGATCTGTTCGGGGAGTCACGCTATTCGCGGTTCACCTCATTCAAGATGATTGAGATGTACATGGACACGACCACCGCGTTTGAGGGTGGTGACACATTTACCAAGTTCGGCTTTGAGATCCGTGACAGCGTCAAGTTCACGG